AAAAAAATTAATAACTTTGTTATATGAGTAAGATTGAAAACAAAAGCTACAATGATATGATTTTGGATATAGAGCCAGAATCAAGAACAGTAAAAGCGTGTTGGTCAAGAATTGGAAACGTTGATTTAGACAATGATATTATCGTTGCTGAAGCGTTTACCAAGACTATCAAAGAACGTGGACCGAAAGGTAAAAATATGATTTGGTCTTTAGTAGACCATAAAGCTGATATGGCGCACACTTTGGGTAAGCCTAAAGAGTTATACATAGAAGGCGATATGCTTGTTGCGGTTACTGACTTAATAGAAACTGAATGTGGCGAAGATGCTATCAAATTATATGAAGCTGGTTTAATCAATCAACACTCAATCGGTTTTAGTACGTTAAAGTCGGATGTAAACCAAAAGACTGGTGTGCGTACAATCACGGAATTAAAACTATATGAAGGTTCTGCGGTTCTTTGGGGTGCTAATCCAGAAACACCAACATTGGGTTTCAAGGGTGAGTTCAAAGAAACTAAAGAAAACTTATCAATGAGATTAGAAAACTTAATTAAGGCATTTAGAGGTGGTACATTCACAGATGACACCTTTGCTTTAATGGAGATTCAAATAAAACAAATACAAGCCGAGTTATTGGCTTTGGAAATTACTGAAACAATCACTCAACCCGCAGAAGCAGTTGAGCCGACACCAGTGGTTGAAGAAAAGAATAACGAAGAAGTATTAAAGGCAATTAAGCAATTTAACAATCTATTTAAAAAGTAAAAATGGAAAATTTAATCAACGAAATGGCTGAGAACCTTAAAGGTTTCCAAGCTAATGCAGAAGCTCAAATCAAAGAGGTATCTGCACAAGTAACTGTTGTAAAGGACGAGTTACAAAAGCAAATCGACTCTCAATTAGCTACACAAAAGAAAGCAGCTAAGAAAGAAGTTAAGTTTATGGATGAAGTTATCTTAGAGAAATTAGATGGTAACTTTGACGCAATGGAGAAGTCTTTAAAGAATAGCGGTAAATTCCGTTTAGACTTATCTGATGTTAAGACAATGACTTTGAGTGGTAACTTAACTGGTGATTCTCAAGCAACTTATGCTCCGAACCCAGCTATCCAACCAGCACAAAGCATCAACTTTAGAGATTTAATCCCTACTGTAAGAAGCGAAACTGGATTGTATGTTTACTATCGTGAGAACGCTGGTTTAACTAACAACATCGCTGCTCAAACTGAAGGTAACGATAAAGGTGAGAACAACTACTCTTTAACTGAAGTTAAGGTTGTAAACGATTACTTAGCTGGTTTCTCTACTTTCTCTAAGCAAATGTTGAAGTCATTACCTTTTATGACTCAAACTTTACCAAGAATGTTACAAAGAGATTTCTTTAAGGCTGAGAACGCTGCATTCTTTACTGCTGTATCTGGTGCTGCAACTGGTTCAACTACAACTGCTGAAACTAACGATTTGTTACAATTAGTAGATTATATCGGTAACCAAAAAGCTGCAAACTTTGTACCTTCTTATGCTTTAGTATCTCAACAACAAATGGGTCGTTTATTGAAAGCAACTATCGCTGCTGGTTACTATGCTGGTGCTGGTTCAGTTATTGTAAACCCTAATGGTGGTATCACAATCTGGGGAGTTCCTGTAATTTCTGCATCTTGGGTAACTGATGACAAAGTATTAATCTTTGATTCAAGCTACTTAGAAAGAGTTGAAGTTGAAGGTTTAGCTATCGAGTTCTCTTACGAGAATGGCGAAAACTTCCAAAAGAACTTGGTAACTGCTCGTATCGAGTGTTATGAAGACATCAACTTAATGTTGACTACATCTGCAATCTTTGCTGATATGGGTAACGTAGGTTAATCTTAAGGATTAGTAAATAATGACCCCTGCCAATTCGGTGGGGGTTTTTTATTGGAATAAATTAAGTAATTTTGTAAAAAAAGGATATGTCTTATTCTAATTATATTAATGACTTTAGTGCCGTTCCTATCGCACCAATAGTAGAGCCAGTTACTTTAGCAGAAGCAAAATTGTATTGCCGTGTTACTACAACCGCCGAAGATACTTTGATTACGTTAATGATTACACAAGCAAGGGAAGCTATTGAAGTGGCAACAGGATTGAGTTTAATACCAAAAGACATAACTACTTATTTTAACAACGTGAGTGGCAATTTTGATATTCCTTTCGGACCGATTGACATTGATACGTTTGAGTTGTTTGATATGGAACAAAACGGATTAGAGGTTACACCACCTAACTTACAATTAATAGGCAACGAGTTCCCTAAATTAGTTTCTCCAAGATATGCCAACTTAAAGGCTACTTATGAAGCTGGTTACACAACTATCCCTAAAGACCTTAAATTAGCCATATTAGACCAAATTAGCTACGATTACGAAAATAGAGGTTTAGATGGTGATTCTGGTATTTGTGAGAAGTCTTGGAAAGCGTGTCAAAGATGGACAAGAATAAGCCCAATTTTATAATATGAAGTTAGGAAAAGCGAAAGCAAACTATATTGATGCCAACACGATGACTCGTGAGGTCAAAATCTATGCTGCCACAAGAACAAGTGATGGTCAAGGTGGGTACACTACCACGTTTGCCCTACAAAGCACTGTTTGGGGCGATTTAAGACCAGATAATCAAGTTCGTGAGGTAGGAGAGTCGGAATTGCAATTTGACCAAAGAAACCGCCTTTATATTCGTTTTGGTGCTGCTATAACAGATTCAGATGAAGTTGAGGTAGAAGGCGATAGATTTACAATACATTCCATTAAGAACGTAGAGAACCAAAATAGGTTCTTGGAGTTAATAATTTACAAGTAATGGCATTTGGAATTGACTTATCTGGCATCCCAAGACTTGAAAAAAAGTTAGCTGACCTTAATAGTAAGATAGCTAATGACATAGCTAAAGAAATGTCAGCATCAACATTGAAGATTGAAAGGGATGCTAAAAGAAATGCTCCTGTAAATTTGGGTACTTTAAGACAAAGTATTCACGCTACAAGTAAAGATAAGTTAACGCATTATGTAGAGGTTGGAGTGTCTTATGGTGCTTATGTTGAATTTGGTACAGGTGGAAAGGTTTCAATACCATCTGGATATCAAGATTATGCTGCAACATTTAAAGGGAATAAAGGTGGTAGTTTAAATGATATGATTCAAGCGTTAACTTTGTGGGTAAAAAGGAAAGGATTAGCTGGTACTTATAGTGTAAAAAGTGGTAGAAGGTTAGGTGGTAGGTCAACACAAACATCACAAGATGAAAAGTTGGCAAGGTTTTTAGCTATAAAAATATTAAAGAATGGTATTACACCACAACCATTTTTAATACCAGCTTATGAAGCAGAAAAGCCTAAATTAATAGAAAGATTAAAAAAGATATTAAATGCTTAACCCTAATATAGAAATAAAAAAGTGGTTTTATACTAACTTGACAAGTGCAAGTGGATTAGTCGTTTACGATGGTTTTGCTCCAGAAGGTGCAGGAAATGAGTATATTGTAATGACAGGTAGAACATCAAGCCAAGAACAAGGTAAAGCAGGATACACAAATAGTATTAGCATCACAGTTGATATTATTACAAAAAATGCTAACTTTGGTTATAAACGTGCTGAAGCTATAAGCGATTTGATATTAGAAGATATAAACTCTGATTCAGTTATAACCTTGACAAATGGGTTTACTGCATCAAGTTTAAGTGTAGAAAGTATTAGAAATTTAGATGGCTTAAACCCTTTGGATAACGTTTTTAGAGTATTGATAACTTATAATATAATAATAACTCAAATTTAAAATTAAATAAAATGCCAGAAACAAAAGTAAGCGCAAGAGATTATATTCTTTTAGCTGACATAAACAATGATGGAACATTCAAGCCTGTTGCTTGTTTAACTACCAACTCATTAACATCGACTAACGACACAATAGATGCAACTTCTAAGTGTGGTAACGAGTTCACTCCAGCTCCTTCTTTTTCTCAATCTTTTGAGTGTGAAGGTTTTGCTATTGATGAAACAGGAACTCCATCTAAGGATAGCTACCAACAATTGTATGCTGCTCACGCTGCTAAAACTTTATTCGCAATTAAGATGGGTAAAGCAACTCCAACATCTGGCGATATCACTTATGGTGGTGCTGGTTCTTTAGTATTTATTAGCGATTTCGGTGTAACTGCAGACGATAAAGATGATGTTAAATTTACTGCAACTTTTGTAGTAAGTGTTCCTCCTATTGCACAAACTGAAACTGTATAATAAATAAAAAACTATGTACGAATTAAAGACTGACAACAACACAATCCACCTAAAGTGGGGAACTTGGGCTATGAAAAGGTTTTGCGAATTAGAGAATAAAAATCTAATGCAGCTAATTGAGGTTTTATCTGTAGGTGTTTATGACTTAGATACAATCGTTCATATCGTACAAGCCGCAGCAGAAAGTGGATGCAAGAGCCTTAAAAAGCCTATTGACTTTGATGAGTTTGATGTGTGCGAATGGATAGACCAAGTTGGTGGGTTATCGGCAAAAGATGGACAATTAGTTGAGTTTATGAAATATATGCAAGACTCAATGACTCCAGATTTAAAGCCAGAGAAGGAAACGGACGAAAAAAAAAATTAGGGTTTTATAGTTGGGACTCAATAATTATTCTCGCTATTGAAGTTGGCTTAACGATTAACGAGTTTTGGCAATTGACGTGGCGAGAATTTTTGTTGTATAAAACGGCTTATCAAAACAAGGAAGTAAGGGAATGGGAAAGGACAAGGATGGTGGCTTATTTGATTTATAAAGTAAATACAAGTGAGAAAAGTCCAAAGAGTTTAAAATCATTTTTCCCTTTACCAAGTGATGAAGTTGAAGATGATAAGCCAAAGTTGACACAAGAACAATTGGCAAGGACTTTAAAGTTGTATGGAGTAAAATAATAAAATGGCACAAGAAACGTTAAAACTAACTATAACCGCTGACACGGCAGAAGCGTTAGCAAATTTAAATAACTTTATAAAGACATCTAAAGGTTTAAAAACCGAGATGCAAAACTTTGGTAATGTTAGCGGACAAGCCACAAATGCTTTAACAAATTTATCAAGGGTTGCACAAGATGCTCCTTATGGATTTATAGGTATTGCGAATAACTTAAATCCTTTACTTGAATCCTTTCAAAGGTTAAGTAAAGAGGCTGGAGGTTCTGGTGCTGCTTTGAAAGCAATGGCAGGTGGTTTAATGGGTCCAGCAGGTATTGGTTTAGCTTTGGGTGCAGTTTCATCAATTTTAGTCGCATTTGGTCCTAAAATAGCTGATTTTATAAGTGGGACAACTGAAGCATCTAAAGCTGAAAATAAGTTTGCACAAAGTTTAAGAGATGCAAGAGCCGAAGCAAGTGAAACTGGAATAAGATTACAAGCATATTTAACTATAAGTGAAAATGCAAATGTTAGTGAGCAAAAAAGAGCAGAAGCATTTAAAGCGGTTGTAACTGAATTAAGCAAGGTAAATAAAGCATACGCATCAACAATTACAACTGTTGACCAAGCAAGAGTAGCAGTTGATTTATATACTCAATCTTTAGTAAATCAAGCAATTACTACAAGATACATTGATGAAATTGCTAATAAAACAATTGCTTTAGCTGAAGCAAATAAAAGAATAATACAAACAGGAAGGGAATATTATGCAACTTTAGAGTCAACTAAATTAGCTATTAATGGTTATGCAGACGCATCTGTTTATCAAGCAAGTGCAATTGAAAAAGCAAAGAATGCTAACATAGAGGCAAGAAATGAAGCATTGGCATTAAGAAGTGGAATTATAAGTTTAAGAACTTCAGTAAATGATTTATATGTTGCTGCTACTAAAGACCCTTTTTTCACATTTACTAAAGGCGCGAATGAGACTACTAAAGCGACTGAAAAAGCAACTAAAAGTATTGAGAAATTAGGTAAACAGGCAAGAGTATTAAAGGTTAGTACAACTCAAATTATACAAACCGAAAATGAAATTAAAACACCTGCAACACCAAATAACTTAAGTAAGAATTTACCAATGTTTGCTCAAAAATATACTGCTGAACAAATATTTAAAAATGAAGCAGCATTAAAAGCATATAATGCACAATTACAATTAGCAAACGGAATAACAGATACAATCACACCAGCATTTGAAGCAATGTTTCAAGCAATGGCAAATGGTGAAAATATAGGTAAAGCATTGGAGCAATCATTTAAACAAATAATTATTCAATTAACTACTATGATTGTAAAGGCTTTAATTTTTAAAGCTATTATGAGTGCATTAGGAATACCAACTATGGGTGGCGGTGGTGGTGGATTTACAAACTTTAATCCAATTGGCGCAGCTGGTGATGGTGGTGGTGCATTTGTTCTTAGAGGACAAGATTTATTATTAGCTACAAATAGAGCGCAAAAGGCATCTAATCTTAAAGGACAAAACATTAGTTTAGCATAATGGCATACGGATTAAGATATACAATAACACAAGAGTTAAGAGATGAAACATCATTAATAGTTAAGATATACGAAAAAAGCTATGTTGGTTCAACTGTTACTTCATATATAGGAACAAATGTTTCTTTAGTACCAAATGCTACAAATGAAGACCCAATTGCTTCTATAATATCTTCGCAGTTAAATGTGTCTTTTATTATATCTGACCAAGATGATTACGATAATTTCCCTGACTTATTAAACTTTGATGAAACAAAATATTATGTTGAGTTAGTTATTAATAATGTAATTAAATGGAGAGGTTTTTTACTTAACGATTATATACAAGTTCCATTTACAACAGGTAACCAAGAAGTAACTATGGCTTGTATTGATGGACTTTCATTTTTAAGATACATATATTATGATGGTGATGTAAATACAAATTCATTAATTAAATTAATTGACATCATAGGTACTTGCTTAAATGCATTGCCATTTGAAGATATGATATTTATTTACGCTTGTTGTTCTTACTATGCAGATGGAATGTTTGATAGAGGCGATGCTGGTGGGGATGAACCATTTAGTCAAACTTATCAATACAAAAGGGATTTTTATAAATTAGATTATTACACTATTTTAGAAAATATAATTAAAACTTTTGGTTGTAGGTTATTCCAAGCAAATGGAGATTGGTATATTTTACCAATGAATCAACAAGCCGAAACAATTTATTATACAAGATATGTTGTTGAAGATGCGCCAACTGTAAGTGGTAGTGGTATATTAACAAATACAATAAACATTCAACCTTATCAAGAAGGTAATGTCCATTTTGTAAATAATAGTCAAACAAAAATAGTTAGAAAAGGTTACCCTACTATTGAAGCAACTTTGCCGTATCAATATGCTAATAATTATATATATAACGGCACTTTTAAATTTACTACTGGCTCTGGTTCTTCATTAAGAGCGAATGGTTGGAGTGAGTTTGAGGTTGCGCCATCAAGAGCAACTTTGGTTGTTTTACCAGAAGACCAATCAAATAGATATGAAATCTTTTATTTAGGTGGTAGCACAAATGCTTATATACAAAACTATTTTGCATTGCCTACAGCTTATGAATATTTGCCAAAAATGTATGGAACAAGTGCATCTTTATCTTTTGAATATCAAGGAGGAAATGCTGGTAATAGAATAAGACTTTACATAACTGCTTTTATTGGTGGTACAACTTATTATTTAAGAGATAATGATATTTGGTCAACTTCAGTACATTTTAGAGATATTGTTTATGATACATTTAACACTTATGTTTCTTATAATGTAAATATTCCTATGGGGTATTCACAAGATTTAAGTTTAACTATTGAAGGTTTAATAGGTATTAAGTTTGAAGCAGCAAATGGTGCGGTTGGTGGATATATTAAGAATGTAAAATTAACACAAGGAGATGCTTCTATTAAGCAAGTTGTGTTAACAAGAAATATTGGTGCATCATCTCAAATAGCAACAGATATAGACATTCCTTATAGTGCTATTTATCCATTTCAAGGTGCATCACCAATACAAAATAATGTAGGTCTATTATTTGATGTAAATGGTGTTATATTGAGAGATTGGTATAGATACGGATATCCACCAGAAGATTTTGGTATGTTGGCTGAATTAATTATGCGTCAATATTCAAACTTACTAAGTAAGAATATAGCTACTTTAGAAGGCGATTTGGGAGCAATATCTGGAACAAATGGGTTTATTTATCTTGATAAAACATATACAATAGAAGATTCAAGTACAAATGCTTTGTCTTATAATAACAAGAAGTTTTTAATAAATAGGCTTACATCAACTCCTTATTTGGATGAAACAAGCCAAATACAACTTTTAGAAATTACAATGGTCGATAATGCTTCAACTGCTACTGTTGATTACATTGGAGATGTTACCATAGAAACTCCAAAAAGATATTTTAATAATGCGTAAATTTGTAATATGGGAGCAGTAATAGGAAATAATGTAATGCTTTATTGGCATAGAACAGATGTAGACCCAGAGGTCGATGTCGCTTTTGCTTGTAGTACAAGTTGTACGTTTAACGTAAACGTAGAGCAAAAAGAGGTAACAAGTCAATCAAGTGCTTGGTTTAGAGAATATAAAAACGATGTGGCTACTTGGAATGTAACTTGTGATGGGTTAATTACTTTAAGTGGTTTTTCTTATTTGTTTATGCTTGAGAAGCAGTTATCAAGAACACCAATAGAAATTAAGTTTGTGGTTGATAACGGAGTTGATGGTTTAACAATTATTAACGGAATTTGTAATATATCAAGTTTAGCAATAAACGCACCACAAAAGGATGTGGCTACTTATAACGTGAGCCTACAAGGTAGCGGAGCATACAATACAACAGGAACAGAGGTTGACCCAAGCGGTGTGATTATCGTAGGTGCAAACCCAGTTAAGACAAAAGGTTACACGGCAAGTGGTGGCGAAACATCAATTACTTTTGCGGACACAATCGGTTATGCTTGTCTTTACGTTTCAAGAGGTGGTGTGGATGCGCAAAACATTTTAGCAACAGGAACTCCAACAGGGGATGATGTTAGATTTGTGAGTGCAACAGGGGTTCTTACTTTTGGTAGACCTTTAGCAGCTGGGGAATATATTAGAGGATTATTTCAATAAAATATTATGAGTCAATTACAAGTAACAGGCGAAGCAAAGATTAGGGATATACAAGGTCCAGTAGTGGCTAATGATGGTGTTATAACCGCTTTAGATGGTGCTGCTTCTCAATATGTACGAGGAGATGGTACGTTAGCTGATTTCCCAACATCAAGCGGTGGAGGTAGTTCGGTTTCTTACTATCTTAACTCAAGTGTTTCACAAGGTACAATCGGAGGGGTTGCTTATAGAGAGTTAAGTAAAGAACCAATCATAGGTGCTGGAACTGACATTGCTATATCGGCTAATGGATATGTAGCGAGTTACTTAACTGATGCTAATGACCCAGATGTATTATCAATTCCTGGCGGTAACTTTAATTGTGAGTTTTACTTTAGTGTAAACAACAATACAGGCAATCCTTTTTTTTATGCAGAACTTTATAAGTACGATGGTACAACTTTTACCTTATTAGGGTCAAGTGTTGGTGTTCCAGAGTATATTAATCAAGGAACTATCATAGCACCTTATTATTTTGCTATTCCTGTTCCTACAAGTGCATTAGCTTTAACGGATAGATTAGCAATTAGAATATATGTAAACGTAGATGGTAGAACAGTTACTTTGCATACCGAGAATGGACATTTGTGTCAAGTAGTTACTACTTTATCTAAGGGGATGGTTTCTTTAAATAACTTAACCGACCAATCACAATTTTTAACCACAGGAACAAGCGGAACAAACTTTGCTATCGTTTCAAGTGGGGATACGCATACTTTTAATTTACCTATTGCTTCGGCTACAAATACAGGTAAGTTAAGTTCAACGGATTGGAGTACGTTTAATAACAAACAAGCTGCTTTAACATTTACTGCTCCATTAGATAACACAAGTAATACTATATCAATAGCAGCTGCATCTGCTTCGGTTGATGGTTATTTAGATAATTTAGATTGGACTAAATTCAATACTGCTTACAATGATTCAATCATAAGTGCAGCGGTTACAGGAACAACTACTAAAACTTTAACGCTTAACCAACAAGATGGTGGTACAATAACTGCTTCTTGGACAGATGACAATACTGATGCGGTTACAAGTGTATTTGGTAGAACAGGTGCGGTTGTAGCAGTTAGTGGCGATTACAATACATCACAAGTAACAGAGTTAACAAACCTTTACTTTACGGATGCAAGGTCAAGAGCTGCTTTAAGTTTTACGGCTGGAAGTGGTGCTTACAATAGCACAACAGGGGTAATAACAATACCTACAAATAATAACCAAATCACAAATGGCTCTAATTTTATAACCTTAGGTTCTTTAAGTGCAGGTACAGGAATAAGCTATAACAATACAACAGGGGTAATAGCTTCAACAATTACTCAATATACCGATGCTTTAGCAAGAGCAGCAATTAGCTTAACTACAACAGGTACAAGCGGTGCAGCTACTTACAATTCTACAACAGGGGTTTTAAATATTCCTAACTATGCACCTGATTTAAGTGGATATGTTACTTTAGGTACTGCTCAAACAATAACATCAGCTAAGACATTTACAGCTAGAATTACTCAAAATACAGATGATAACTATTTAGTATTAAACAGAAGTGCAGTAAATAAATTTTTTGGTGTATTATATCAAACCGCAGGAACTAATCAATGGTTTGTTGGCTTAAGAGAACTTAATACAAATCACTATTACATTTACAATGAAGTTTTAGGAACAAATGCGGTTACAATAAATATAGCAAATAATAACGCAACATTTGGAGCGACTATATCTGCAACTAATTTTAGTGGAAGTTCATCAGGAACAAATACAGGCGACCAAACATTAGCAGGTTTAGGTGGAGTTGGTGGAACAGGAACGATTAATACAGTACCTAAATTTACTGCTGCTTCTACTATTGCAAGTTCAAACATTTATGTAAATGGAAATTTTGTAGGAATTAATCAATCATCTCCAAGTACATACGCTTTAGATATACATTCTGCAAATTCTTCATTTAATTTAAGATTATTTCAACCTTTAACTGCTACTGATACATACAATAGTATGTTTATAACAGGTAATATGACTACTGTTGCTGCTTATTTTGGAATAGGAGGTGCTACAACTGGAAATCCTTCATTTAGAGATGTTGCAGTTATAGGTACACAATCTTCACATCCTTTAGTATTTAATACTTCTGATACTAATCAAATGCGTTTGTTTGCTAATGGCAATCTTCTTTTAGGTACAGGTACTACAGACGCAGGATTTAAATTAGATGTTAATGGTACAGGAAGGTTTGGCGGTGCATTAAGTGGTACAAGTGCTACGTTTAGTGGGAATGTTACATCTAATGGCACTTTTGTAGCTGCTTCAACAGGTGGTAATATTCAATTAAAAGGTTCTACTGATGGTTTCTTAGGAGTAAATAATAGTAATACACTATTTTTAACAGATTGGGCTACTGCTGCAAAGGGCTTACAAATAAATCTTTCTACTGGTGCTGCTACATTCTCAAGTAGTGTAACGGCAGTAGGAAATGTAAATACAAGTAATAGTTTTGTTTCAAATATTATTAATGGGTATGGTTTAGTATTAAATAGGTCTGCGGTTACTACTTATAATGGAATAAGTTTACAAACTGCTGGTGTAGCTCAATGGTTTGTTGGAATGAGAGAAAATCTTAGTTCTAATAACTATATTATATATAATGAAAATGGTACAGATGCATTGACTATTTCTAAGTCTAATTCTAATGTATTAATCAATACCCCATCAGGTATAAGCGGTGGTGGTGCATTACAAGTTAATGGTAATGTAAATATTAACGGGGTATTTCAAATTAATGGAACTACTATTGGTGGTGGTGGTGGAAGTGGTGTAACAGGAAGTGGTACTACTAATTTTATTCCAAAATGGTCTGGTGGAACATCATTATCAAATTCTGCAATGCTTGAAGAAGCAGGTGGTATTCAATATTTTGGAGGTAGTTCAAGTGGTGGTAATCCAACTGCTACACCTAAGTTTTTTAGATTTAATAATGATTATTCAAGTGGGTATACAGATGCGTCATTAAAAATTTATCTTTTTAACGAAGGTGGTACAAGACAAGGATTTACATCTGGACCAGCTTACGATATTCAGTATCATTCAAGTGGAAGCGCATCTGGAAGACACGCTTTTTATGTAGGTAATACTGAAATAATAAGATTTAATCAAACAAATGTATTAATAAATAGAATCACAAGTGCAGGATACACATTTGATGTTAATGGTACAGGAAGATTTACAGGTCAATTAACAGGTACAGATGCTTTATTTGCAGGTTCAGTTACCGCATCAAGTGGTTTCTTTGATACATCTGATAGAAGATTAAAGATTATTGTTAAAGATTACGAACAACCAAAAGGAATTGAAAATGTTAAATCAAGGATGTATGTTAAAAATGGCAAAAAAGAATTAGGTTATTTTGCACAAGATTTACAAGAAATATTGCCAAGTGCAGTTGGTCAAGGTGATGATGGATTCTTAACTTTATCTTATAGTCAAGTACATACTGCAAAGATTGCTTATTTAGAAGAAAAGGTTGCACAATTAGAAAATCTTATTAAATCTTTATTATAATGCCTTGGGTAAGTTTAGCAAATAATCAAGCAATTACTTTTAACAATCTTTGGGATGCTGTTAATATTGGTGTTTTTGTTCAAAAGCAACCTATTCCTACTTCTAATGAATGTATTACAAAAGCTGACGCAAATGATTATGTATATATAAATACGTCTTATGCTTCTTACGCAGCTAAAGCATCTAATCAATTAGTAGTAAAACAAGATTTACAGGCTGCAACTCCAAGCAATGTTATTGTTTATACTCCTTCAACTGGAGTTTATCCTTTAAGTGGTAGCACATCTGTTTCTACTTCTGGAACAATTACAAGCTATTATAGTTTTGATGTTTACTTGTATGTTGGTTTTAATAGTGCAGGACTAAATAGTGGTACTGTAAATAATGATTCTATGCTAATTGTTCCTCAACCAGCAAAAAGTATTAGTGGTGCAACAATTACTTCTTTTGGTCAGGTAATAACTTCTGGCATTGCTCAACGATATATACTTACTCCAAGCACAACTTATAATATAACTTTAACTAAAGGTGATTTATTAGGTGGTGGTAGTACAGTAAGATTCTATTATTCATTATGTGATTTATGCGTACAATTTCCTTTATAAAATAAAATAAAATAAAATAAAAATGAAAACAATTCAACCAGTCTCAATATGGGACAATGGACAAAACTTACAGGCTACATTATTAAATGCTTATGCCGTAAACGTAACTTTAGGAACAAGTGCTACTTTTTACTACGCTTTATTTGCTGAAAATGCAGATGGTAGTCAAGGTACTCAAGTTGCACAAGGTAATCTTAATATGACAGGCGAAGCCTATGCACAATGGACTATTGATTCTTATGCTTGGGATTGGGTAGCTGCTCAACTTAATTTAACAATCACAGGTGATTATGTACCACCAGTACCTCCTCAACCAGAGCCAACTCCAGAACCAATTGTTGAAGAAAATATAGAAGAATCAATTTAATTCAATATTTAACTATATTTGTATATAAAATAAAAACTATGATAACAATTAATCAAGAACAAATCAAGGAATTAGAAGCGTTTATTAACACTATCCCAACTGCTTATGGTTTACCATTATTGCAATTTTTGGGTAAGTTAAACGCAGAGCAAAATCCACCACAAGAAACAACTGAAGCGTAATGGTACATAATAGCAATCAATCGGACTTGTTAACTATTCTTAGCGGTACAACCGCATTTATTAGTGTTGTAAATGTGCAACCAGTAGTTAGTCTTATAGCGAGTTTGATTGCTATTGTTTCTGGTCTTTTTGCTATTCGTTATTACATTAAGGCAGCTAAAAGATTTAAGTAATGTATAAGAATATTGTAATAGCAATTTTGGTTATTATAGTATTTCTTTTCATTAAGGATAAATCTTCATACATAGGTCAACCATCGGTTATTATAGATACGGACACAGTTTACCAACAGAAAACTTTTACAAAGTACATCAAAGGGAAATCAATCCCTTTTGTCGTTTTAGACACAACCTACCTTATTGATGAAGTTCACGATACAATTACAATCGTTAAGGACTATAACCAAGTAAAGGTTTATTCCGATACTATGCGTATAGATTCATTGGGATACGCATACATCCAAGATACAATAAGCCAAAATAAGATACAAGGCAGAGGATTTAGTGCCAATTTTAACCTTCCTACTATAACAATTACCAAAGTAATTACACCAAAGCCTAAAAGCGAGGTTTATTTGGGTGTTTTAGGCGATTTAAGGGCATTTGACAATAAAGTAGGCTTAGGACTTGGTCTTGGGTATAAAACGGCTAAAAACGGCTTATTTACAATAAACGCAACTACTAATCATTATTCATTAGGTTACTATAAAAAATTATTCTAAAATGGCTTTACCTGTATCATTTAAAGACTTCGCAAAGAATCCTGTTGTAGCTACTTTATTTATCGTTCTATGTGGAATATCTGCATTGTATATTGATGTTCGTTCTACGTTTAAAGACCAAATCACAAGCCAAGCGGTTAAAGTGCAGAAATTAGATGAAAAGGTTGACATTATGCAATTGGCTTTAAGAAGATGTGATTCATCTTTGGCATCTGCAACCGCTAAATTAAGCACACTTGAAAGTTTAGGCAAAATTCAATCTATTAAGTAATGAAATACTTATTATTTATATTTTTAATGGGGTGTACTGCATCTGCTCAAAACCAAAGCGAGGAAACAAAAGAAGACATTGAGTTCCAAAAGTTAATGAATAAGGTAACTCAAACGAATAATTTGTCGGTACAAGTACAAGCAAAGGCGAGTAAAAAAGAAGCGGAATTGGTACAAAAGGCGGTTGAAACTATTAAGGAATTAAAAAGTGAAGTTACAATATTAAAAACGGAATTAAACGATGTTAAAGCAACTTTGGATAGTGTTAGTAATGATTCTGGTATCAGTTTCAAGTTACTCCCAATATCCGATAATAAAAAAAATTAAACAAGATTCGGTTGTTATTATGACCATTGAGCAAGGCAAAGAAATAAACGCTTTGTATTTAGGTTATAACAAGACAATAGATTCATTACAAATTAAAACAAGATATTATGATTCAGCAATTAATCAAATTAGTAAAAAGCAAGATACAATCAACCTTTACAGATATCATATCGAAAATATTAAACCAGCCACAGGAATTGACCAAGAGTTCAAAGAAGCCTTCGAGAAAGAAAAAGGCATAAATAGACTTTGGACATTGATGTTGTTTATGGCATTAGTACTTATTAAAACACAATAAAATGAAATGGATAGCAAATTTATTAAGCGATGAAAGAGGTTCAATTAGCACTAAAAGGGTAATAGCTTTAATGAGTGCTTTATTTTTATGTATTACTTTATTGGCTAATTCATTTAGCCACGTTGAAGTAGCACCAAGCGACAAACTTGTTGACTGCGTTATGGCTATTTGCATAGCTGCAATGGGTACAAGTACTATTGATAAATTCTCAACTAAGAAGGATGCCGAATAACGAAAAAAGAGCATTTGCAATTGGATTTACCTTATGGGTAATATTATTAACTTATTTTTTTTATAACGTATGAAACTATCACAACACTTATCATTAAGCGAGGTTACTCGTAGCGAGTCAGCAAAAAGAAACGGAATAAGTAATATGCCTACAGAACAGCATATTGCTAATTTCAAGTTATTAGCAGAAAAAGTATTTGAGCCTGTTAGAGTTCACTTTGGAGTACCTATTCATATATCCAGTGCTTACAGGTCTATTGAACTTAATCGTGTGGTGAAGGGAAGTTTGACCAGTCAGCATTGCACAGGTGAAGCGATTGACGTGGATATGGATGGTTCTCCAAGCGGTGTAACTAATAAAATGGTATTTAATTACATTAAAGATAATCTTGAATTTGACCAATTAATCTGGGAATTTGGAACAAAAGAAAATCCAGATTGGGTTCACGTTTCTTATGAATCAACAGGCAGACAAAGAAAGCAAGTATTAAGAGCAGTTAGGGCAAATGGTAAAACAACCTACCAAAACTACTAATATGATTCCCAAAAAGGCTATTGAACTAATTATCAAACACGAGGTTGGAGGTAGAGCCGTTTATGAACGCAGATACCAAAAACCTATCTTAACCGAGAACGGAGTAGTTATTGGAATAGGATACAATTTGAGTGAGGTTAGGGATAATAAATTCTTTAGCGATTGGGATGGCTTAAATTTAAACTTCTTACACGCATTAAGGAAAGTGGTCGGTATAAAAGGTGAAGCCGTTAAATCAATGATGCGAGGCGAAATACTACAAGTTAGGATTCCGTACAATTTTGCATACGATGTATTCGTTAATAAGTCGCTACCTAAGTATTATGCAATGACTAAGGCAATTTACCCAGAATTAGACAATTTAAACGAGGACACAAGAGGTGCTTTGGTTTCAATGATTTATAACAGAGGGAACAAGTTAGATGGCGATAGTCGAAAGGAAATGAGGGCAATAGTTGACCTTGTGGCAAAAGCGGATTACGAGGGCATTGCCGACCAAATAGAACGCAGTAAAAGGCTATGGGAAAATGGATTAGATGGATTGGTCAAACGCAGAGAAGAAGAAGCAGATTTGATACTAAACTCACTAACCTAAAATAAACCTATGGCAACAACAAAAAACAAAGGCGGAAGCAAAACCACAATGAGTGGAAAAATAGTCTTGGACTATTTAGCTAAATATCCTCAATGGATGCCTTCTAACACTTTAGCTTCTTTGATTATGAAGGAGCAAAGCGCACACTTTGACAATCAAGAGAATGTTAGATACTTGATAAGATATTACAGGGGTAAGGCAGGAGAAACTAAAAGTGTAAGAGGTGTAAACAAGCAATTTGTAGAAGATTTTAAACGTACAGGCTCACACTTTGTGCAACCGCCTACTTGGGTAGAAGAAAAGGTTGTTTATTGTTTACCGATAGGAATTAAGAAGATGGGTTTTATAAGCGATTTGCAAGTGCCATTTCATGACCCAAAGGCAATAGATGTTTGCTTTAAATACTTAAACGAACAAAAGATTGATTCATTATTTATCAATGGCGATTTGGTTGACTTTTACCAATTAAGTGATTTCCAGAAAGACCCAAGAGTTAGAAAGTTTGATGAAGAATACGAGGCAATAATTGAGATGCTTGGATTTATAAGAGCATCATTTCCTTTGATTCCTATTTATTACAACTTAGATGCGAATCACGAATTTAGGTATGAAAGGTATATGAGAACCAAAGCACCAGAGTTATTAGGGTTGAATGGTAAGTTTGACATTGAGGAAATATTGATGCTAAATACTTTTAACATTATAGGAATTAAAAACATAGACCACGTTAAGTTCGGCAAATTACCTATTATTCACGGAGATACTACATTTAGAAGGGGTAGCGGTGTAAACCCAGCAAAGACCCTTTACGACAGGGTTAAGCAGTCGGCAATCGCTTCGCACGTTCATCAAGTACAATCTTACACAACCAAGAATCAGTTTGATGAAGAAGTATTTACTTGCTGGACCACAGGGCATTTGATGCATCCTAACGTGGAATATTGTAAGCACGTTGATAATTACTCACAAGGGTTTGCGATATTAGAAAAAGATGTTGAAGGATACTATTCGGTGCAAAATAAAAGAATATATAAAAACAAAATTTTCTAATATGAGATTCCCTAAAAACTTTGCAAAATTGACATCAATACAACAAGAACAATGGCTGGTAGCTAAACTAATTGAACTCCACAATTTAGAGCAAGAAATCAAGTTAACATTAGGCAAGATAAGAGGTGGAGAGAAACTAATATTTAAAGAGGTTGATAGACCAGATTTAGCTTTATTGAAAGATGAAGATTAAAGTTATATATCGCAAACTCGGAAGGGAACAAGCGCACGGCATTGCCGAAAGTGATGGTGTAGTTTATATTGACTCACGGCTAAAGGGCAAGAAGCAGCTTGAAATTTTGTTGCACGAATGCTTACACATCCTGAACCCAATGGATGACGAAGATGCAATTATTGAGAAAAGCGTAACTTTATGTAAGGTTCTTTGGCAACAAGGATACCGAATGGTAGATAATTCAAACGATACACCATTACAAGATGGTTCTAAATAGTTGTTCGTTCATAGTTCCTCACCCCTAAAAAGGTGGGGTTTTTTATATATCTTTGGCTTTCATATTGGAGAACTTAGGTTTAGCCACCCTTTTAGTCTTATTAGGGTGGTTTTTTATGCAAAATATACTCTTGTACGTATAATAGCCGTACACTTGTTATACTTTTATGTATTAAAGTAACATATATTCATACAATAAAGTGTCATAAAACGCACTTTTTAGTACATATTTATATAAAAACGTAACAAAGTAAAGGTAAAACTTGACTTATATTGTAATAAAGTAAGTCAATTACTTGACTTTTTGAGTTATATACCATTTATCCTTATTATTTGCCGTTCATCACATTTATTTAAAATACTTGGCTTGTTTGATAAAGTTATAAGGTTTTACCCTATCTTTGAATCCTAAACCAAAAACAATATGAAAACAGTTACACAAAAAGAATTACAAATGTTACACGACATCTATAATGAACAAAATACAGATAGTTGTGGTAATTACAAAGTTGAAACAAACGAGCAAAAAGGTTTAATTGGCTCTTTAGTAAAAAAAGATTTAGTTTTTGATGCATTTCAAGGAGATACATTTGGTAAGAATTGGCAGTTTACAAAATACTCATTTTGTTGCACTATGGAAGGCATTAATCTTTTATCTAAAAATGGGTTTAATGTATCACATTTAATGGAATACTACGAATTATATCAATCATAAAATAAGTTAGGGGTGCGGCTAATCAACGCATAATTTTTAAACCAAAACAACCAATATGAACAAGTTAAAAACACCACAACAAAAAGCTAATGAACGCTACCAAGCAGAAAGCATCAAACCTATGTACGCATTTATCATTGTATGCGTGGCATTTTTAATTACAGCAATCCTTCAAAACATTTAATTATGGACGCAATTCAAACCTTTATTTACACATTAGAAACTCAATTAAAGACAATGCCAAATGGCTATGTAAGAGATACAGTAACCGCCTGTAAGGAATTAGCCGAAGGCATAAAAGCAATTTATGAAAACCCTAATAACAACATTAGTAACCAACCAAATCAAGACTAATCTGCAAACCGAAGCCGACAACAAAGGCATAACGCTTAGTAAGTTGGTTTACAAAATCCTAAAACAATATGAGCAAACTAATCTATCAAGAGAAACAACTGAAGTTGCACAAAAGAGCAACAATCCTTCTGGAACTGCTAAAACAAGCACAGGGAAGGCAAAATCTATTTGAGGCTGACCTTGCAGAATGGAGGCGAGGATTGGACACAACAAGAACAATGATTAGCGAGGAAGATTTGTTAATTAAAATTGCAAGGATGAATGACATCCAACGCAGAATCCTTAAAAGCTACCATTACTTAATCTTAGACCTTTATACATTAACCGAGGACTTTATGTTACCAATAAACCTTTTACATTTCTAATGAGAGAAGTACACAAAACATATATGGCAGAACTTGAAATAGAGGTTTTGCGAGAAAAGAACAAAAAACTTAAGCAAGAAATAAATCAATTAAAGGATTTATTAGACAAGCATTTAAACATAAAAACAATAAGAATGGACAAAGAACAACAAAAGGAATATGCAATTCAAATGGCGGAAAAAATATGTAATTACTATCAAATTAAGTATGGACAAATGATGTCTAAATACAGAGGTGAGGAGGTTACTTTAGCAAGGCAAATGACTATGTATTTCACTAAGGAAAAGACTGAATTAAATGGTGAGGAAATAGGTAAAATCTTTAATAGGGATAGAACCACAGTTTTACACTCTATCTCTAAAATCAAAGGACAACTATCAAATAAGTTTGATGATACCATAAAAAAGGACATTTTCAACTTAAATGTGCTACTTTAATTTGGTTATTAACACTAAAGTAACTAATTTTAAACTCTAAAACCAACCAATATGAATGACCAACAACTGGCTAAAAAGCCACAACTTTCGTACACGAAAGACCAAGTAGAGTTGATTAAATCACAGATTGCTCCAGATGCAACAGTTGATGAATTAAAACTCTTTCTTTATCAAGCACAACGCACAGGACTTGATGCATTATCAAGGCAAATTTATTGCATCCACAGAAACGTAAAAACACCAAATGGATGGAGTAAAAAAATGACAATCCAAACGAGCATTGATGGATTCCGAGTAATTGCTGAACGTAGCGGAAACTATGGTGGACAAAGTGAACCAATTTTTACTGAACAAGATGGTAAATTAATATCTTGCAAGGTATCAGTATTTAAGTTTAGAGGAGATGTAAGATATGAAGCAGCCGTTGGAGTAGCTTACTGGGATGAATACTGTCAAACAACAAACGATGGTAAACCTATGGGTTTATGGTCGAAAATGCCACATACGATGTTGAGTAAGGTGGCAGAAAGTTTGGCGCTTCGCCGTGCATATCCTAATGATTTAAGCGGACTTTACACAGGAGATGAGATGGCACAAAGCGATGAAAAACCAGCCTACATTAAAACGCACAATAATCTTGATGACTTGGAGTTAGCTATTGATTTATGTATAAGTACAAACGAATTGGCTGAACTCTACACATTGAATCAAGAATTAGCCGATAAAGAAGTAACTAAATTATTTACCAAGAAAAAACAAACTTTATGACACCATTAAGCAGATTATGGGATTTAAGAGAAGCAGTTAAGTTCTGGAATTACAAAGTTGAAACAAGCTACCCTCAAAACGCAAGTGAAATGATTCATCAATTAAATTTAGCTAAGTATAAACTTAAACTACATAAACAAAAATATTTCCCAGAGTTATTAGAGCAACCTAAAAGGGATTACATACCTTATCAAATGTTAGCTGATAAATTTGAAGTATTTGAAAACTATTTAAATGATTAATTATGCCTTATTCAACTTGCTGCGGAGCATATACCGATATGGATGAAATTGGAATTTGTCCAGATTGTTTAGAACATTGCGACTGGGAAGAAGAAGAAGATGAAGAAGAATTAGAACAAGATAGACAAACAGAACACTTATTAGAACAAGAACAAATTAATAAACACGAAAACTAAAAACAATGATTGTACTAAACATTTGCAAAGAAGACATCAACTGGAAAGAAGCTAAGAACGGCAAAAACTACGCAAACGTAGCTACTGACTTCTTAAAAGAACCAGATGAAAAAGGAAACACTCACACAGTATGGAACAACCAAAGCCAAGAGGAAAGAGCAGAAAAAGCTAAGAAAAACTATTGTGGTAGAGGTAAACAAGTATCTTACAATGCACCAGCTGCTAAAAAGGAATTTGCCGTAAACCAGCAAGAACTTGAAGCACATTCTGAAGATGATTTACCATTTTAAAACAACCCCTCGTTGGGCGATAACGTTAAGCGCAAATTTAAAACTTACAACTATGAGCCAAACAACACAAATTGCAAACTACCTAAATAAAGGCAGAAAGTTAACTCCTATTGATGCTTTAAATAAATTTGGATGCTTTAGATTAGCAGCAAGAATATCAGACTTAAGAAACGATGGTATGAATATTAAAACTACCATTATTAAGCTAAAAAATAAAAAGCAAATAGCACAGTATTCAATTAATTAGTTTAACTTCGCACAAAGGATGTAGGATATCCTAACACAAACTTATTGGCTCAAAGCTGAAACCCTAATCCTACTGGGGTGGATGCCGAGAGCCTTTTTTATTTTTATGGCTAAAGACCCAGCGGTGTTATTTTACACAAGCGATTTTCTTAGTGGCACTTTTACAATGGATAATGAACAGGTTGGTAAATACATTAGACTTTTATGCTTACAACATCAAAAAGGAAAATTAACTGAAAAGGATATGCTAAGCATATGTAAAGCATATGATAATGAGATATGGGATAAATTTAAAGTTGAAGATGGTTTATACTACAATGATAGAATGTATAATGAAACCATTAGAAGGCAAAAATTTAGTGAAAGTAGGCGAAATAATGCTAAATCACCTAAAAAAGAAAGCACTTGCGAAGCATATGCTAAGCATATGGAAACTGAAACTGAAAATAGAACTATAACTATAAATGAAAATATAAATATAGATTTTGATTGGTTTTGGAATGATTATGATAAAAAGGTAGGTGATAAGCAAAAGCTAAAAAAGAAGTGGAATAAATTAACCGATGAAGAAAGACAAAATGCAATGAATTATCTTGACCTTTACAAGCAATCAGTACCAGACAAACAATTCCGTAAAAACCCAGAAACCTTTTTAAACAACAAATCTTGGAACGATGAAATCATTAACCGAAGTATTACCCCAATCCATAAACTCTCTTACGCTGAACGAGAAGCTAATGCACTTAGAAATCTATAATAAACTTGAACCAGATGAATTAAAGGTTGTAGTTGCTTTAGATACAATGAGTGTTGGTAGATGTTCGCCAATTGAAGTTAAGGAACATCTAAAGACCTGTATTGCTTTAAGTGGATGTCAAACACCAACAATAGAGTTATTTCAGTTTTTATGCGAATTTGTTATTAAGAATTATGGGAACTATAAACTTAAAGAACTTGGAGTAGCTTTTGAACTTTACGCAATGGGGAAATTATCGGTTGACAAAGCGATTATGTTTACCCCTAAATTCTTTGGAGATGTGATGGCAGCTTATAAGCCAATAGCTTTGCAGGTAAGACAAAAGACCTATGTAGAGCCACAACCAGTAGAGATACCTAAAATCCAAGATGATGAAATTATAGAAGCATTGTATCAAAACTGGGATAAGTCGGCTAAAAGAGGCTGGGAATTGCTAAATACAATGGCTTTTGATGTACTATGGAAACGAAAAGAATTAAACAAGGATAATCTAAGTCCAGAGAAGGCAGAAAAAATAAAGAACAAAATTATATCACATTACAAAGTAACGGCTAAAACACCTAAAGACTTAGAAAAATTAAATAACGAAATATTTATCAAAAACGAGTGCAAGAGATATACTTTGTACCTATTTTTACAAAATCAACTATAATATGAAACAATTAACATTTATTTATGAATTAGCAAAGTTTATGCTAATATCCGTTCCTTTGGCATCTTTAATTTATGTAACCGCACATCTATATTTTGAAATAAAACGATTATGTTTAAAATATTTATAATCATAGCAATCTGGGAACTATTAAAACAACTTTATTACAAAATAATAAATCGATGACAGGAATAGACAACAACATTGAGGTTAGATTAATTTACTTAGATACAAAAGAGGAAATATGGTTTAGGTCAATAGCAAAGGCGATTAGGTTTTTAGGTACTGACTATAAAACGATAATGAACTATATGAACCCAATTAACAAAAAACGATACAAGCATAATGATAGACTTTGTGTTGTTAGATTGAAAAAGTAAACCTAATTTTGCTTTATGCCATTAATACCTTTACCCAAGTTGTTAGAAAAGACCCAAAAGGTAGTAAATGCGTACATAAGGAAAAGAGATGAAGGATTGCCTTGTATTAGTTGCGGAAGCTACAATGGTAATCAAGCTGGACATTACTTTACTGTTAAAGGTTATTCGGCTTTAAGGTTTAACGAATGGAATATTCATTTGCAATGTGCTGGATGCAATATGTTTAAGCACGGAAACCAAGCAATGTACCGAATCGGATTAGTAGAAAGGATTGGTGAAAAAGCGGTTAAAGAATTGGAGTTTGAAGCGGTTAACAATAGGCTAAAGAAATGGACAAGAACTGAATTAAACGAAATAATTGACAGATACAAGTAACATATTTGAAACGTGCAAAGAGCAAGAAATAGCAGGTTATCCTTGTTATGTTTTTGACATTGATGGAACAACGCATTATGTATTTGGCGAAACTCAAGAACAAAGATTTGATTTTATGGCAGATTTAATTAATAACTATAATGGCAAAATTAGACAGTAAAGGCAAACAATCATTTGGGAAAAGAAAGTGTGGCAAGTACAAAAAGACATCTGGTCCAAAG